GACGCCAAGCGCCCCACCCTGCGCGCCGTGTATAGGTACGGTCGCGCTCCTGTCGAGGTCCTGTCCGTCGAGTTTCTCGAGATGGCGGAATTGACCCTTGACAGTTTAGATATATGAACTAAAATAGAGATATGGAAAACCAGCCGAGACCCTACACAGCAACCGACCTGGCCCGCATTGCGAGAGTGAGTGTGGTGTACGTAGCTCGCCTATGCAAGCAAGGCAAGATCGAGGCCGTGAAGCTGGGGCCTTCGTGGACGATCGCCCGCAGCGTGGGCGACGCCTGGCTGGCAGCACGCAAGCGCGAACCTTGACACAGTAGCATAGAAACGGCCCTCGTCGGTGTTCACAGCACCGACGAGGGCCTGACCCCACCGTGATCTCGGCACGGGAGAGCTGGCCCCAGTATATCACAGGCCGCTCCTTCCACTCACGGAAGGGGCGGTCTTCTGTTTGATAGCCTGGAGGTCAGAGCGATGGATCAGTACCTATGGAGCCCGGAGTACAAGAAGCGCAGCGACGAAGCAGCCTGGCGCGAGCACGCCTGGCGTGAGCGCAAGCGGCGCGAAGCCGCCCAACTGCGCGAGATCGTCAAGCCTGGCGATCATCTGACCGGATTCGTTCTGGCGACCATCACCCGCGAGATCGGGCGCTGGGTGGCGAAGGACGCGGACGACGCGAGCCAGCCCTGCAAGGTGTGTGGGCTGAACACCTACAAGGCCACCGTCTGCAACGACTGCCTCGACGAGCCTTACATCGACCTCGCGGCGCAGGATCGCGACGCCGCAGGGTATGGCGCACTATGAACAAGAGCGACGCCATCAATGACCTCGCAGCCGCACTCGCCAGGGCGCAGGCCACCATGCCCGCAGCACCCAAGGGCGGGCGCAATCCTCATCTCGGCAATCGCTACACGACCCTCGACGACCTGGTCGCCACGGTGAGAGTACCACTGGCGACTAATGGCTTGTCATTCGCGCAGCTGCTCGACGATGGGCCCAGCCTGACCACGATCCTCATGCATATCTCCGGGCAATGGATCGCATCGACCACCCCTATCGACGCGATGGAACCGGGCAAGGGTACCAACGCCATGCAGGCCTACGGCTCGACCCTGACGTATCTCCGGCGCTATGCACTCGCGGCGCTGCTCGGCGTGGCCTCGGACGATGACGACGACGGCACCAGCTCGCAACATGGCGCCAAGAACGCCACGAAACGCCAAGAGCAGGCACCCACGCCGGAACCGCAGCCGGAGGCCGTGAGCGCGCTGTTCGGCGCTGAGACGGTCGTCAAGGGCGCCAACGGCTATCCGGTCGATTCGTGGCTCAGCTTCAGCGACTATGTGCTCGCGACCCTGGAGCACTATAAGGTCCGGGTCCACATCGTCAACGCGCTCAAGCAGGCGGGCATCGAAACGCCGTGGGCGTCCTGGTCGCCGGAGATGGCGGCGCGGTGCTGGCAGTACCTCGTCGAGCGCGTCGAGGTGAAGCAATGAAGGCGCGCGCGCTGAGTGCGGGGTGGGTCCTGGTCCTGGTCGCCGGTGCTATCGGCTGGCTGAGCATCTGCGCGTGGCTTGCGGTGATCTGACGATGGCACCGACAACAGGGCCACAGGGCGGCTATCCGCAGGGCTGCGCAGAGGTGGTGTTGTGGGTGGTGCTGATCGTGGTGGTCCTGGTCGCGTGCCTGATCGCATCGGGCGCGGCTGGGGCGTGGCTCAATTCGCTATTCGGTAGATAGGAGGGCAATGATGGAGATTCTACGCTGGGAGCCGAGTGTGGTGGTGGTAGGGCTGACGCTGGCCGACGCGCGCATATTGAGCCAGGGGATAGAGGTCGAGACGTTCCTCGAACCTGGGTGCAACGATGGCCGCTATGAGCACGCGGCGGCGCTGCGCTCAGCCTTCCAGGGGATCGTCGAGGCGCTGCGCCTACAGGACCGCGTGATTGACAACATCATGGCAGATTGCGCGGCCCGAGCTCAGGCTACGCAAGGGGGCACAGAATGAGCAAGAGAGTATACCGCAACGCGGCCGCAGTCATACGGGCGGCGGCCCGCAAGATCGGCGGGCGGGCCATTACCTACGACGGCGCCCCCGCCTTGCATATAGCCGAACGCGGCACCGACGGGCAAATTGTGAACACCTACCTAACCCCTGAGCGGGCGGCCGATGCTGCCGGGCTTGTCTATAGACCCAATGAGGAGCAAGGGACATGCTAGACATACCGACGGCGACACTTGCCGACCTGGGGCGCCTGATAGCCGCCCGCACTGGCGACACAAACGCGGCCGCGATTGCCCGAAGCACGGCGCCACAACTGCGCTTCGATGCGATCATGGCCGACCTTGCCCGGGATCCTGAGCGGCGGGCGGCCTTCACGGCGGCCGAGCTACGGGCGCTTGTGGAGCGCATTGCAGATCCGGCCCGCCGGCGATCGGCCGAGGCCGTGCTAGACCTCGAGCAAGGGGGCACAGAATGTTGTCACGTGATGAGATCATAGACCGGCTAGGGGCGGATACCTGGGGGCAGGTGCTCGACGCCTTCGGCGGGCTGGATCGTGACGCAATCCTCGCCAAGCTGAATGACATCTTCGAGCACGATGACAACGCAGAGCTGGCGAGGTCGCTCGCGGAGGCGCTTAGTGAAGACTGACGGCAGCTGGGAGTACGACGAGATTCGCGCCGCCCTGGGTGAAGCGATGGCCGCCAACGCAGGGCGGCCTCGCCGTCGCTGGGAGCAGGCGCCCACTGAGGCCACCCAGTACAGCACGCCCAACCTGGACGCGCTGCGCTCCGTGGCGGGCGTAACCCTCGATGACTGGACCTCGGCGCACTATGAGACGCCAAGCCGCACGCCAACGCTGAGCGGTGATGTAGGCGTGCCAGCGGCGCAGGCGCTCATATCTGGCGCGCTGGCTGGCGTCCTGGCTGGCGTGGGGATCGCCGGGAGCGGCGTCGAGCTGAGCGGCTGGGCAGCGGTGGCCGTGGGCGTCGTCGTCGCCTCCGGCACCTGGGCCTGGCTGCTCCGTGACCACCGGCGCTTGCTGCGCACGTCCGAGACGTTCACGCGTCGCGACGATGCACCAGTGCAACCCACGCCCGCGCAGGCCTCGACCTTGCGGCTCGAGGTGAAGCAGGAACGCGCCGATGGCTCGATGCGCTGGCTCCTCGACGAGCTGCCCGTCGACCGCGCGCGCGTGCTTGCGTGGGCGCGGTCGGTGATCGGTGGGCGCAGCCTGGCACAAGGCGGATGGACCGGCAGCGGCGGCCCCTTCAGCCGGAGCGAATACGACGCCCTGCTCGCCGCGATGCTCAAGGCGGGCGTGGTGCGCTGGGCGAATCCGCGCGCCCACGCGCAAGGCGTCGAGCTAACACCGATGGGCAGGGCAACGCTCCGCAAGCTGACTGAGGAGGCGCAATGAGCAAGGGACACAGTGTCCCACTATCACGCACGCACGCGCACGCAGGGAGCGGGGTCGCAGCTCGCGGTGATCGCACTACAGGGTGGGGGAGGTGAACGACGATGCAGACAGCAATCCGGCAGGGAACGATATTCCTGGCGCTCACGCCAGACGAGACCCTGGTCCTGGTCGACGCGCTCCTGGCGTACCTGAACCGCCAAGCCGGGCGCTCGACGGCTGCCCAGGTATGGCGCGAATGGCTCATGGACCTGTTCGCGGCGCGAAAATGACCGTTGACAATGAACTAAAGAAACGCTAACATGTCCTTTAAAGCTGATTATAGGACAGTCCCAGGAGAGCGCCCCATGTCCATTATGCAGAGCCGCGAGCAGGGGATCGTCGACATCACCGAGCAGCTCATCGAGGACTGGCTCGCCGATGAGCGCGGTGATCTGAAGGCCGAGCCAACTATCACCGCCTACCGGAAGGGCATCGACATTTACAAGGCCTGGCGCGTCAAGCGCGGCATTCAGGATGAGCACGCGCGGGCGTCAGATATTCGCGACTTCCGGTCGTACCTCACGGAGCTGGGCTACGCCGCGCAGACCGTCAACCTCCGGCTGGCCGCGGTGAGATCATTCTACCGCTGGGCCGTCAACAATGACCGGCTGCCCTACAGCCCAGCGTCAGAGATTCGCGGCGCAACGCGCCACAAGAGCACCCACCACAAGCGCGATGCGCTCACGCCATCCGAGGTCAAGGCGGTGCTGGCAACGTGCGACCCCTCGACGCCTGCGGGCGCTCGCGATATGGCGATCCTGATCCTCATGGCCTACTGCGCCCTGCGAAGCATCGAGGTACACCGGGCCACCATCGGCGACCTGAAGACGAGCGGCGACCGCCTGGTCCTGGCAGTACAGGGCAAGGGCCGCGACGAGCCGGACGATATAGTCATCATCCCACGCGATCAGGAGCACCACATCAGGACGTGGCTCGTCTACCGCACTGGGCTGGGGCTGCGTGGTCCTGAGACGCCGCTATTCTGCGGCTTCAGCACGCGGAGCCACGGCGGCCCGCTCAGTCTGCGCACCATCCGGCGCATCGTCACGGCACACTATGAGGAGGCGGGCGTCGTGGGCGAAACCAAGACGACCCACAGCCTACGCCATAGCGCCATCACAAGCGCGATCAGGAACGGAGCCACGCCGATGCAGGTGCAAGCGATGGCGCGACATGCCAGCTTCGACACAACCCTGGGCTACGTCGCCGAGGTGAACCGCATCGACGCCCCAGCCGAGGACCTAATCAAGTATTGACGATGAGCGAACAGACAACCATCAACCTAGAGACAACGGCTGAGTGTTTCGCGGACTGGCTAATCGCACTCGCCCTAGAGTGGGGCTGGAGCGGGCCCACCGTACCGTGCGGCCCTACGGCAACCATACGCCTCAACAACGTGGTATCTGGAGAGCGCCCAACGGGCCACTATTGGGCAAGGCTGGCACTGCCCGGATATATGCAATGGTCAGGCATGGCGCCCGATGGTTCAGATATAGCCCACGTGATAGATGAGCTAATCGTGCTGGTGCTCGTGCCGACATCCCCGACGCGGCTTCAAGTTACCATCACCAACACCATGCCAGATGCCCGCCCATTGTATGAGCACCTGCTCCGCGCGGTAGGCGACGCCTATCCCAGAGATACCGCCGACCTTCGAACGGGGCTAGAGAAGACCGAACCGGAGCAGGAACCGGCGCGGACCTATCGCCGGGACGACCCGCCAGCTCGCGAGGCGCCGCTCCCTGAGTGGTTCGACTGGTATCACGCCGTCAATGCTCAGCCTGGGCGCCGGTGCTTGCTGCTGTCGCTGTTGGGGCTGACGCAAGAGCAGACCGCCAGGATTTTGGGCGTGACGCAGCGGTCAGTTTCCCACAATGCCAGGGCCGCCCTCGCCACCATAGCAGAGGCAGCTATGGAATATAGATAACTGCGATATGAGTATTGTCTAAAGAGGGGGTGTTTTTCACCTTTATCAGTAGAGGGGTGAAAAACAAATGCCCGCGCCCACGCGGCATGGGCGAAGGGGCCGCGATGATACCAAGTGATACCGGAATGGTACCGGAATGGTACCGCCGGAGCGTTGAGTGTAGGCAGTCGGTATGGTATCATCGACATAGAACAAGATAGAACATGAGACGCAGAATGGCCGTTGATTCTCGACGCGATATGGCGTATAATACAGATACAAATAGAAACACAACTACAAGGTTGGCGAAGGTCCCAGGCGCTGGGTAGGATGTAGGCAGGGAGTTTTTTTACCATTGACGGCAAACTTAGTGAACGGAAGGAGGGAGACGATGCAACAGCAGCAGGATCAGGAACGACCGTATACCGTCGCGTTTCGCGTGACCGAGCAGGAGCGCGCCATCATCCGGCGCACCGCGAAAAGCATGAACCGGACGCCCAGCGACCTATGCAGGCTCGCGGTACTGGGCATTCTGGAGCAGATGCGCACCGGGCGGAGGTTGGCGCCAAGCGCGCCAGGAGGGCGCCAAGATGACCAAGGCTAATACACGCGAAACCGCCCCGGAGCTGGCTACTCCAAGGGCGGCTCTAAGAAACAGGCGCGGGCGCGATAGTTTCCTGACTCCATTATCGCCGCGCCTTGCAACTTGTCAACATTGCAACATTGCAGAGGCGGCGCGCGATGACAACGAATCCACACACTGACACAAGCACCCGCGACGCCATCGCACGCATCCTGAAGGGCGAGCCGCCCAACGGCCTGACGCCAGCGACCGGCGATGTGCTCGCGGAGCTATATGCTGAGGTGGTGAACGCCCACGCCAAGGGCGGCACCGAATCAGCACAGAAGGCGGCGGCGGCCTACATCAAGGCCAACCCAGCGGTACAGGTCGCCATGAGCGGCGACCTGCCCATGCCATGGACTGAGAAGACCTCGCCCAAGACCGCCGACTATGTGCGCGTGCTGGAGGCCCTAGGATACGACTTCAGGATCAACGTCTGCAACGACGTGGTCGAGGTTAATGGCGTGCCAATAATGGACGTGCAAGCGTCCAAGATACGGACGCAGCTCCGCGATCTGGGCTACTGGCGCGTACACGAGGCCGAGGACGCCTGGATCGCGCACGCCTGGGATCGGCGCTATCACCCAATCCGCGACTTCCTGCGGAGCCTGAGCTGGGATGGCGGCGACCACATCGGGGCACTGGTAAGCTATCTCCAGGCTGACGCGGGCGATCTGCCCACGTTCTTCAAGCGGTGGCTCGTGGGCGCTTGCGCGCGGGCATTCGAGCCGGGCAGCTGCCAGAACCGGATGCTGGTGCTCGACGGCGACCAGGGCCTCGGCAAGAGCTACCTGGTGCGCTGGCTATTCAACGCCTTCGGGCGCGATGAGCTATTCGTCGAGGGCGGTATCAATCCGGCGAACAAGGATCACGAGCTGCGCCTCATATCGAGCTGGATATGGGAAGTGTCCGAGCTGGGGGCCACGACGACGAAGGCGGACCGCGACGCGCTCAAGTACTTCCTCAGCCTGCGCCAAGTGACCGTGCGCAAGCCATATGGACACTATGACCTGGTCAAGCCTGCGCTCGCGTCGTTCATCGGGACAGTGAACAACATCGCCGGATTCCTCAACGATCCGAGCGGCTCGCGGCGCTTCATGAGCGTGCACCTGACCTCCATCGACTGGGGCTATACCGCGCTCGACGCCGCGCAGATATGGGCGCAAGCCTACGCGCTCTATAAAGCCGGTGAACCGTGGGAGCTGCTTCCAGCCGAGGCCGCGATCGCCGACGCAGTCAACGACACGTACAAGATCGCCGACCCGCTAGAGGACATCCTACAGCGCGCCTACCGTATCACGGACAACGCCAGCGACTTTGTGAGCACGGTCGACATCCGCGACGTGCTGAATCTGGGCGGGTGGCGACTGCCTACGCCGCGAGCCGAAGCAATGGCTATCGCCGAGGTTATGAAGGCGTGGGGCGTACAGTCCGAGAAACGGACCACGCGGACCGGGCAACCACAGGAGCGCGGATATGTGGGCATCCGGACACGGTAGACAATCCAACCTATACAACCTAGACAACCTATATCAAAAAGATACCCACCCCAGTAGAGAGCATGTAGGGGGGTGGGGCTTATATAGGGGAGGTTGTCTAGGTTGGGGAGGTTGTCTAGGGAGGTTCTATGGACAGCCTTCTTGACGTGATCGGACGCGACACGCAGCTCAAGCGCGTGGCGTCGACGCACGGCGGCGAGTACGCCGGCGCATGCCCTATGTGCGGGGGCACGGATCGACTCCGGGCGTGGCCTGATGATCGCGGCGGGCGCTGGTGGTGTAGGCAATGCGACAAGGGCGGCGACGTGATCGCCTACGAGGTCGAGATCGGGCGCATGACGCCTACGGAGGCCTACCGTGCACGCCACGGCGACCAGGTGACGCCATCCGGCGCGCCTCGCACGCTGCCAGCGCCGCAACCGCAGGAACCTACAGAGCCGCCAGATCAAGCGTGGCAGGATCGCGCGTGGGAGTACGTCGCCCGCGCACAATTCGAGCTGTGGGGCGATTCTGGCGCGCGTGCGCTGGCCTGGCTGCTCGGGCGCGGGTTAACCGATGACGCGATCCAGCGCGCAGGCCTCGGCTATGACCCGGGCGACGCCCCCGCCTGGCGCTGCGTCACAATCCCCTGGTTTATCGGCGGCGACATCTGGGCTGTGCGGCGGCGATTCCCCGCGTGGGTCGAGGGCGATCCAACGAAGCCAAGCGGCAAGTTCATGATGCTGAAGGGCAGCGACGGCCACGGCCTATACAACGCCGATGCGCTGCGTGCTGACTTGCCCGCGATCCTCGTCGAGGGTGAGCTTGACGTGGTGAGCATCGAGCAGGAGGCGGGCGACTTGGTCGCCGCCGTGGCGACGGGTGGGATCAGCCAGGCGCGGCGCGCTCGCTGGGTCGCACGCCTCGCGGTATGTCCGCTGGTCGTCGTCGCCTTCGATGCGGGCAACGAAGCCGAACCGGCGCGCCGGTGGTGGCTCGATGCGCTGCCCAATGCGCGCTACTGGAAGCCCTACTGGGATGACGCCAACGGCCTGCTCCAGGGCGGCGCGCTCCGTGACTGGATCGCCGCAGGGCTGGGAATGGAGGTGGCATGAGTATGGACTATGAGCAGCTGAAGGACCTGGCGCATGAGATGGGATGCCGCGTCACTGACCTGATCGCGCTCGCGCCGCAGAATGATCCGTTTTATGTGGGCACGCCTAGCGATCTAGCGAACGGGCGCTGGTTCACTGACCTGTGGGAGCAATTCGGCTATCCCTCCGGCGTGCACTTGCGGCGCATCCACTACCTGCTGGTGAGCCAGGACCCGCCGATCCTAATGCCTAATGGCAAGCCGTATGAGAACACGGAGCGCTGTTGGGGGTATCTCGGAGCTGCATCGAAGGCGGCGCGGTATCTGGGCCTGGTCGACGCCGAGGACTTCGACGACCGGCGCAACCCTGAGCCGGTGATCTATGCAGACGACGCCGAGGTCGATCCTGACCTATGGATCGCCTCGGGCGAGGTGAACTTCTGGGATAGGCGCTTGCCACAGTTACCAGACGCGCCCGATTATCGCCTGGCTGGCTTCACGGCGCGCCAGCCCTACATGCTCGAGGTGTGGTGTGAGAAGAGCACCATGAACGATGTGCTCATTCCGCTGTGTGAGGAATACAACGCCAACCTACTGACGGCCCTCGGCGAGTTCTCCATTACGGCGGTCCTGGCCTCCGTGCGGCGCATCGCCGCGGATGGCCGCCCGGCGGCGCTCCTCTATGTTTCGGACTTCGATCCGGCGGGGCGCTGTATGCCCGTGAGCGTGGCGCGCAAGCTGGAATACTACCTCGGCAAGTATGCGCCCGGCGCCGATGTGCAACTGGTACCCATCGCCCTGACTGAGGAGCAATGCATCGAGTACCGGCTGCCACGCACGCCGATCAAGGAAACAGAGCTGCGGCGCGGTGGCTTCGAGGCGCAATTCGGAACCGGGGCAACTGAGCTTGACGCCCTCGAGGCGCTGCATTCCGGATCGCTGGCCGCCATCGTTCGCGACGCCCTGGAGGCCTACCGCGACCCAACGCTCACCGATCGGGTGAGGGAGGTCGAGCGTGACCTACGAAGCGAGATGGAAGCCACGCGCGGCGCAATCCTCGAGGAGCACGCGGCTGAGCTTGAGGAGATTCGCCAGGAGTATGAGCAGCTGGGGGCGGACATCGGCGGGCGGCTGGCGGACTTCCACAAGCGCCGCGAGGTCTTATGGCGTGCCATTAGCGAGCAGCTAGAGGAGCAAGCGCCGGACATCGACGCCTATCCAGTGCCACAACCGCGGTATGGCGCGGGACTGGATGATCCGCTGTATAGCAGCGCCCGCGACTATCTTGAGCAGATGAGCGTGTATAAGGGCTTCCAGGGTAGAGCCTCGGACGTGCTCGAGCGGCGATGGCGGGGCACTAACACAGAGGGAGGGGAGCTATGACTGAGACGAAGCAGAAACAACATGAGACGGTGGGCGCGCTGTATCCGGACTACCTGCACGCGGCGGACCTCGACGGCCCGCTGCGCGTGACGATCGCCCGGGCGGACGTGCGCAGCTTGCCCATGCCTGGCGGCTGGTACGGCTGGCGCTGCGTGCTGACATTCGAGGAAGACCCGCGCCCCCTGGTGGTCAACAAGACGCAGGCGACGGCGATCGCCGAGCTGGCCGGGAGCGACAGCTTCACCGAATGGCCCGGCGTCGCGGTGGTCCTGGCCCCCGGCGTGAGCCACAACCGGCGGCCCACCATCGTTGTGCTACAGCCTGACACTATCCCCGCTTGACTGAGGCTGGATGGCGATGGGCTGGGAGAATCGCGGTAATCAAGCGTACTACTACCGCAAGCGCCGCCGGGGCCGCCGGGTAGTGTCGGAGTACCTGGGCAGCGGCGACCTCGCCGAGCTGGCCGCGCAGATCGACCAGGAGACAGCCGCAGCGCGTGCCGAGGAGCTACGAGCGCAGCGTGAGGAGCGCGCGGCCCAACGGGCGATAGATGGCGCGCTCGACGCAGCCGGGCGCCAGACGGCCCTGCTACTGCGTGCCTATTTGCTCAGCAATGGTTATCACACGCACAAGGGGCAATGGAGGAGGAAGCGGCATGAGTGACCAGATCGTCAAGGTGAGCGTGAAAGACAAATCCACCCGCGATATGCTACAGCGGCTCGAGACGAAGCACCCCAAGCCGGAGGACGTGCAGGCGCTGCGCGAGCTGTTTGAGGCCAGCCCCGACATGTGGCGCATGGTGGGCGATATGACCCACCATGCGCTGAGCGCCATCGTCGAGCACGCCGCTGGGGGGAACACCTTCATCAAGGAATCGCTGCTCGAAGGCTATCGGGCCATCTGTCGCGACTTGGGACACGCGGAATCATCGGCGCTCGAGCGGCTGCTCATCGAGCAGGTAGCACTGTGTTGGATGCGGCACAACGACCTGGAGCGCCGCTATACCAGCGTGACCCAGGCCGGGCAGACCATCAATCAAGCGGACTACTGGGAGCGGCGTCTCGCGGCTAGCCAGCGGCGCTATCTGCGCGCGTGCGAGACGCTAGCGCGAGTACAGCGGATGGACCTGCCCGCGATTCAGATCAACGTCGCGGAGCAACAGGTGAACATGCAGGGATGACAGGACAACCAACAGGAGGGAGAGGAATGACACAGGACACGGTGGCTTCGATTGTGAAGGCGGCAATGGCGGCGGTGGCAGCGCGGGAGACTGCGGCTGAGCAGCTCCTCCGGCAGGCAAGCATGAAGGTCGTGGAGCGCATCGCGCTCACCGATCTGCCAATCGCTGACGATGGCGAATTACAAGACGGCAATCCAGACGATGAGGAGAATACCGATGAGTAGCACAGAGACGATTGTAGAACAGATGGACGCGGCTCAGGCTGAGGCCCAGGCACAACACGACAAGGTAGACCGGGACCTCCAGCACGTGCTAACCAGCGTGCTACCGACTTGGAAGGGCGATGCGGCGCGAGAGTACGAGCAGGCCGAGCGGGCCGCAGCCGACGCGAAGCGGGCCAAGATCGAGGCCGAACTCACGACAACCAAGCGCAAGCTATACCGGGAGGCCGTCGCCGCCCTAGCGGCTGAGGAGGAAGCCCACGAAGCAGCGATCTATGCCGCCCTCCTGGGCGATGGCCCCCAGGGCGTCGAGCAATGGCGCGAGGCCGATCACCGGCGCCCGTTCGTGGAGGAGGATGTAGCCAGGATACCCATGACCGAGATACCGAAGCGGTACCGCCTGGCCTTGGATAGCAAGGACGTGGTGGGCGCGTTTTTATGGCGTCGCTATGGCGAACAGCGGATACACGACGCGATAGCCGAACAGGCCAAGGCAGGCAACTTCTCGCCCGACCTGCATATGCTCCTTGCCGAGATGCAGGCCCTCACCGGCGACAAGATATCGCCCAAGCTGAAGGCTGAGGCCAAGCGGCTCGACCGGCTAGACTCCGAACTCAAGCGCCGCAACCCCGACTTGACGCGCGAAGCTGTGGCTGCCAAGTACGGCATAAGGACCCACTAGCGACTGCGTGGGCGGGGCGGCTCGTCATCTGAACTTGGCGCCAAGACGCCACAGAAACGCCAACGGCGCATTCCTGGCGTGACGTTGGCAGACGGCCCCACAGCGCCGCGCAACGCGACGCCAAGGGCACGCACGGTGCTTCACGCGCTCAGAATCGATTCTAGGGCATTCCAGGTGGCATAGCGGGCATCCTGGCGCGATCCGACGCCAAGCGCCCCACCCTGCGCGCCGTGTATAGGTACGGTCGCGCTCCTGTCGAGGTCCTGTCCGTCGAGTTTCTCGAGATGGCGGAATTGACCCTTGACAGTTTAGATATATGAACTAAAATAG